CTGGAGTTGCCTTCTTCTTACGTTCTAGTGTCTTCAACATATCTGTAAAAAACACATATTCATTTTGTAGTTGTGTCAACTGTTCCATTATTTCACCTCTCCGAAAAGTTTACCCATACCTTCAAACACTACGTTGAAGGCGTTGACTTCATAGCAATAGTGTTCAAAGAATTCATCATCATCATCAAACCGTCCGGCAAGGTGTTCTTCCCAACAACGGTTCATCGCATTCATACCTTCAAGACAGTCACCACGACCAAAGTTGGTCATTGTTTTCCATGCCTCATCAAAGGTAGGAACATCTACAAAAAAATCTGGAATCCGAAACATAATATTTACCTCTTTCTCTCAACTTACATATACATTATAGATGTTCTAATAACATATGTCAAGCACTTTCGGCCGTTTTTTGCTAAAAAAAAGCCCTTGGAAATCAAGGGCTTTTTGTAGGATAGGTAATTTATTTGGGATTATCTAGATTTTTTTGCGAGTTCTCGTGTAATCCAGTTCTTTGCAATATTGTTTGATACCTTTTTACGAATCAACACAGAAACACGTTTCCAAACTTTTTCAAAGACATCTTCTCCTGCCATATTATTATCAACAACGATGAAGTTAGAAGAACCGAATAGTCTTTGGAATGCACCAATATTCCTCTGAACCTCATTCCACATAGTCTTTACTTGGTCATCAGGCAGAGTTCTCTTTCTCTTACGATTCTGTTCTAATGCAGTATCCAAAGAGGTATTAACAAAAATCATCGAACATTCGTAACCTAGTTGTTTTAGTCCGGCAACTTGTTTTGCAATCTTAGTGAAATCTTTACCAGTTCCATCAATAATCAAACCAAGTCTACCATCCAAGAAGTTACCTTGCATACGCTTTGTAACTCCCTTGGCACGACCACGAATCTCTTGTCCTTGATCAGAGTAGATATCTTCTGGTGTAGTGTCTAGTCCGGCATCCTTCAACATCTTTTCATAGATATCATCTGAGTTCACCATCTTCAAACCCATACCACCAGTAGTTCGTTTTGCTACATAAGACTTTCCACTGCCAGGCCCGCCTGCCATAAAGATTGCCTTAAATATGTTGGGGTCATAGACTCCCTCTCGCAACTGTTCCCATGTTTTCATTTCTTATTCCTAACAACTCCATAGTTCGTTTTCGATATAATTCTTCATAGTATTTAGTATCCTCCGTCTCCTCAATCTGAGTCCTTCTGTCTGTATGTTTTTGAAATGTCATCTTTTGAAGTCTGTTTTTGAGTTTTTGGGTCATGTGAATCCTCTCTGATAATTGAAATAATCATAACAAGAATGAGTTGTCTATGGCCTCCTTTGTCTACTAGTTAAAATACTACATCGCCAGGGTCAGCAGAACCTAGCGGGATTTCCTTCTCAATACTAGAACCACCATCAGTCAATGCTGCTCCAGCAGAAGGTAATGCGGTTGTAAGTGTATCACGAATACACTCCATATGAATTGTATGTTTGTCTTGTTTCTGTCCCTTTTTGAAAACATGATGAAGTCTTCTAATCAAGTATCTACCTGTTAGAGTTTCATCTAGTTTCTCATCAGTGATTTTTGTTCTGTTTAGAATTTCTAGTCCAATCAAATCTCCTGCCTGTATTGCAGTGCTGCCTGGAACTTCTACCTGTAGAGTTAATGCAGAAGATAACTGGGCAAATCTAGACTTTCTAGTTTGCAACCAATATTCTGTGTTCATCTGATTGTATGGTTTTTCAGAACCTTCCATATGCATAGGGGTCATCAGAGGATTGTCTGGTGACTTGTCGATACTTTGCATATGAAAAACTGAATCTGGATATTGAGACAATTTGAAACCGTAATCATCAATTGCTTCTGATAGAACTGGTGATTTTGCAGAACCATATTTGTTATGCTCATCTACATGAATATTTTTATCATAATCTTTGATGTAATCATATTCGTATGTATTGAATTCTTTGTTGTAGAAATCCAACTCTAAGAGTTTAGATGCATACATACCAGAACGTGAATTGGATAATGTATCAGTTGATGATACTACTTGGTAATTAAAAATGTTTTGCAAATTTGTAACCAAATCTTGAACACCCTTTTCATTAAGAGAGTTTGGTGTTGTTTCTCTATATATCATTCTAGGGTTTTTGCGATCCATCATTCCGTCAACAGTTCTGAAATAATATCCCTTTACTGTCTCATAGAAAAGATACGGTGCGGCTTCACTGTATAGGTTTGATTGAGAAATCCTTGCAACCATATTGATAAAATCAAATGGACGCATATTTGGAGCAACAAGTTTGTAATTATTTTTTGTTGGTTCGTAGAATAGTTCTTTTTTAGATTTTAGAAGTTCATCACCACGAACAACTTTCTTAATCATGTCTTCTACAGGCTCTCCTTTGAAAGACTGTGATACACGAATATGACCGTTCCTTACTAACTCACCAGTAGTAAATGAAATAGTGAAACCTTGTGCGTTGTCGTTGATTTGAGCAGATGCAGCAATCTTAAAAACATGGAAAGGCATCTCTGTGAAGTCGATAGAATTGAGTCTAGTGTAATTGTCAGAACCATCTGGTGTCGCAAGACGTAGAGACAGTTTTTCTTGTCCCACAATTTTTGCATTACCCATCACGTTATTAGTATCAGTAAATGATATATCACCAGTGATAGAGTTATTGAAAATATCTTCGTATATGTTTACTTCAGATACAAGTTCAGATAAGTCGAGTTCTAACCCACCAACCGTGAACAGTTTACATTCATCCAATATAAATTCATTAGCATACTGGATACCAGAACTTTCAGCCATTATTAAGCACCCTTGATTTTTCTAGAAAACTCTTTCTTGATATTTGGGACGTATTCGGGTTTAATCAAACGAATCCTTCTTTTACTTTCTTGAAGTCTATCTTCATATTCATAGTTCGTTACAGGAGTTGCACCAGCAGGAATAGTTTGTGCTGGGTCATTCGGAAGTTCGATAGTAAACTTTGAACTACCAGACTCTTGTGTATATTCGTAGTGATGAATAGCATTTACATCATCATATTTTGATTTAACAAAATCTTCAAACTGTTTCACTCCCATCGGCCAATCAGTGTAAACATCAATGATGTTGTTTGTCATTAACACTAACCAGTGTAGGTTCACATCACCATAATATCTATGTGCAACAAATTCTGGGGTTTGTCCAGAAACTACATCATAGAAATCAAACTCTACAGAAGACAATCTTGCAGAGTCAGTAATTCTTACTTTTCTAGTGATATCTGTCATTGTTCTAAGAACACCATCACCAAGAACATCATATTCCACTGTTGGGTATTTGTTAAAGTATGCCATTAGTAACCCTCTGCAATTCGTTCTTTAGTAATAAGTTCAAGTTCTTTAAACGTCAGTGATATTTCAGTAACCACAGGAGCATTATTATCAAAGAATTGCGTTCTATCCCCACCGTAATTAACTGTCACACTTTCCAGAAGACAGGTAGAGATTTTATTCATGAATGTGTGTTCACCACCCTTATGCATATATTTAATATCAAATGTTGATGGCGCAATCATAGTTCTAGACCCTCTACCACCAAGGAATTCAGGCATTGCATGAAATCTAAAAAGGTTTACAATATTCTTAATGTTTTCTGATTCTTGTCTACTCTTTGGAGTCATCTTAAAAGTGAAACTAAAACTTCTTCTATCAATACCTTCAAACTTCATTTCAGTTCTATTATTTGTAATCTGTCCTCTTGCAATATCTGCTGCGGCACGAGCTCCAGTTTGGCCTGGAAGAGTTGATACTGCTGAAGTGGTTGCATTAGCAATACCTCTACCTATTGATTTTACTGCACCCCATAACGACCAGTTACCAGTTGCAAGTTTATTACCAATGTTCTGAGCACCAGTAATTGCTGCACCGATTTCTTCTTCTTGATATGTTGCAGTGTGTCCAACAGATAGTTGATTTGGCATATATAACTGTATAGAACCAGCAAGTCTTTTGGTTGCGGCTCTTTTAGTTCCTAACGTAGAAGGTTCTGATTGGACTGTTGAACCACCACCAGTTGGAGTTGCGTTGAAATCTCCAGCGGCAAATTCGACTTGTGCTGATTCTTGCACATTAATAAAGAATTGGACGTAATGTCCAGTTCTGTCCATATTACCTACATCCTCTGGATATGCTAAATCCCCACCGTAACCAGAGTTGTTAATTTTTGCGTTAGCATTTGCCATCTAAATAATCCTATAACCTTGTGAAAGTATTTATATCGACATGGCATACTCAGGCAGATACATACCCTCAAAACCTCAAAAATATAGAGGCGATCCTAATAAGATTATTTATCGTAGTCTCTGGGAGCGTAAATTCATGGTTTACTGTGATAAAAACGATTCTATACTAGAATGGGGAAGTGAGGAAATTATTATACCATACCGTTCACCTTTGGACGGTAGGATGCATAGATATTTTCCCGATTTCTATGTAAAGGTTCGTCAAGCAGACGGCACTACTAAGAAAATGATTATTGAAGTCAAACCTAAAAAACAG